CAGTTCCAAAAACGTCTACACTTGCATCATTATTTAGCAAAGTGAAATTTACAGTTTCGGTTTTATCATCCCAATGAAAGCCTTTTATACTAAATTCGTTTGAAGCTTCTGACAATGAATCAGTTATCCAATTAAAATACTGTGAATAGGTGGCATCATCTTTTTTCTTTTTGCCGTCATTCTGTTTGTAAATGTCAATGATTGAAATCGAGCCATCATCTTCACGAACAGTTTTAGCAAACATTTTGGTTTCACCCTTTGCATTTTTTAATTTGTTCGACACATCGGTCCAATCTTGTTCTTCCATTTTGTCGGCGTACTCTAAAAAGTTTGGACGAACATTTAACATTCTTAAAACGTTTTTCAGAGCAGATCCTGTTAGAGGTGTATCATTTAAATAGATACCATTATCAATTTGTAATTCATTAATTTTAAAAGAACTTTCGTTACGATTACCCAAACGATTGATGATTTTCTCACCTTGTTCTTTAATTAATTCAATTGTTCGACTGTTGTTTGACATAAATATGAAATTTAAAAAATGATAAATTAATTTTGTTTTCAATAATAATATGCAGAAAAAAAATAAAGTTTTAATTTTTTTTAAAAAAAAATAAAAAAAAAACGTGACTTTTTTGAGTCACGTTAAAACGAGTTCTTTGAAAAATGAAATAATGTTTAAAAAATGTATTTAGTTTTTGTTAACTGTTTCCTTTTCCTCTAAAGAAACTTTAATACGATTGATGTGCTCGTACTGTTTGTCAATTCGAGAATCAATGTAACTTTTAAGATGTTCAAAATCTCGACAATGTAAATCTCTTATGTTAAGATCAACTTCGTCAATACGTTTTGATAAATCTTTTGTTACTCCATAATAAATGTCATCAATGTTTTGATTGCTTTCATGGATTCTTTTTGACAACATTTCATAATCATTTTGAGAATTAGCCTCTAGTCTGTTAATGCCTTTTGTATTTCCAATAACTGTTCGGTGTGTCTTGACCATCCAAAAAATTGCGTAGATAATCCCAACTAGAACTGATCCACTTAGAGTGCCCAAAACAAATAATAAAATTGGATTCATAATGTATTGAATTTTTTTGTATCAAAGAACTCGTTTTTTAAAAATATTCAATAATGTGTGGTATTTTTTTTCGTTTTGCTAAATCAATTGAATGTTTGGTTCCTAAACTTTCGCCATCCCAAAATGCAACAAGAAGGTCAGAGTTTTCAACGATTTGTTTATTCCTAACAAACCCAGCCTGTTTTCCATGATTTTCCCAATCAGGTAGAAATACAGTAATAGGAATATTTTTTTCTGCTGCATACTGTTCAGCAAGTCTATCCGCGCCTTTTGCTCCACCTGAAACAATACTTGTAAGACCAACGAATAAACTGTCTATACACCTTTTAAGTCTTTCATAATCGGTAAATCCCCGACTTCCAATAATTGCAACTCTCATTTTTATTTTATTTTGTATTTGTATATTATACACGGTAAAATAAAAAAAGTTTTAATAATTAAAGTATTGATAAAACCAATGATAATTTTCTCTAATCCAATTACAAACGTTCAATCCCAAAATTTGTTCAGAATTGCTTTGTAACGGTTGAATTTTTTTCCGTATAGTATGATTGCCATAGATTCCATAAACATCATCATCCTCAACTGTAATTTGCTCAACATTGTCAAAGTCATGGTTATAGTTTGGTAAACCTATGTAATTATAAAATCTATTCATTTCGACTTGTGGCTGTTTACACAAATTCTCATACTTAATAACTAACATTTTCCGTTCAATTTCTTCTCGAATAATTTGATATAGTCGTTCAAATGCTAAACCAACAGGTTGTGAGGAGGCCCAAATTTCCACTCGCTTTTCAGTTGTTGTACCACGCATTTCACCATGTGAAACAATACCCGAATCTTTGTGTTGATTATTTCGAAAGTTTTTTTCCATTGAAGCAAATACATCAATTGGATTTCTTATTAAACAAACCACTTTGGGATCTGGATAAAACGAATTTAAAAAATTGTAATGTATTCCCCATCCTCTACTCTTATCAAGAACATACGACTTGTCGGTAACACCATTAAAAAATCCCAACATTCCATCATGACAGAAATTAAGAAATCCTTTTCGCATTAGTTCAGAATCTTGTGCAATAAATTCAGGTGAATTGGTATAATTGCCACGAGCAGCATACACAAGTTCAAGAACACCTGAAGTGGGTGTTACATAAAAATCAGGATTTTGTCCAACGATATTTTGAAATAGGGTTGAACCGCTACGAGGTAGTGAACTTTGAAAAAATATTTTTTTCATTTAATATAGAATTTCGTCAATATTGAATAGTGTACTTGGATCTGTAATGGGGCACTCGTGTACCATTCCATTGAAATTATAATCGAAAAAATAACTGTCAGGCAATTTAAATTTTTGTGGCAACATTGCTTGTATATTTCTATGGATGCCATACCCAAAAGTATTACTTGATGTACCAATCCATAAAACTGTAGATGACAATCCTAACGCAGCTGCAGCGTGTTGCAAGCATGAATCAATTAGGATTCTTTTGTTTGAAAACAATAACAAAGATAAAAGTTCCATGTTGGACATTGGCCGTGTTATTGCTTCGGTACCAGGAATGATATTAACTTCATTTCGGCAAATTTGAATAATATGGTATTGATTCGATAAACGATTAACAAGTTCCTGGCCAACCACGTATGGGATATCTCGTGTCCATGAATAGGGATGTGGTTGTTCTGATAACGGACCTCCATTTGTTTGCAATACTAAAATCGGAAGATCTCTTCTCCATAAATTAGAACCCAATTCAACTTGACGGTAATTGAATTGTACTATAGGTTGTTCATTTCGATATTCCAAATTATAGAGCTTACACCAATTTGGTATTAAATGTAAACTTTTTGTAATATGTTCTGTTGTATAATATGGCTCATGTTTGAATATCAAAACATCTTTTTCTTTAATATAATTGTCATAGAAATAAGGAGTCGAACCGTGACGGTACACACGATAAACAAAATCAAGATTGAGATATATTTCAGGATATGCACAAACAACAATTAATTCTCTATCAGGATAGTTGTTTTTAATACAAGCAGCAACTGCAGTGGCAGCAATGTGTTTTCCCAGTCCACCTTCAATGTGAAAAACTGCATATTTATTTTCCATTATATCTCAATCTTGTTTTATGTGTTACTTAAAAAAACCAATCTTTTTCTCTTCAACAATAGTATGAAACAAAACTTCTTGCTGTTTGCTTGATGTATAAAATTCAGCAAGGGTTGCGGGATATTCAATCTTTGGAAGTTTAATACCTAATGCCTTTGCTAATTTTTTTGCTTGTCCTTCAGAAATTTTACAAAATTCTTTACGAGCAATCAAACGTTGTGGACGTAACAGTGCAGTATCAATTTTTGAAATGCTGGTATTGAATGTTGCAATCACCATTAGTCCTAACATATCATTAAGAATGCCGTCGGTCATATTTAATAAATTGCTAATTCCAGTACTACGAACATTACCGTTTGACCTACTTTCCAAAAGTGGTTCTGCATCTTCAATTAATAAAATACAATCACGGTCTTCTTCAAACACCCAGTCACTGATAAATTCAATCATTGCCGGATCAGTTAAATGGTCAGAAAATCCAGGAGGAACGTACAGTATGCTTTTGTTTAATTTCGTTAATTGTTCCAAAAGCATTCTGATGTATTGTGTTTTTCCTGTACCCGGTTCACCGTGAAAAAGTATTAAACCTTTTGTTTCATCAGTAATTCTTTTTATCATTTTTGAATGAAATTCAGCAAAGCCTTCACCGTAATGCTCATCCACGTGTTCAAACTTAGGAATTTTTCCTCTTAGTGAAAATGACTTAACGTAATACCCAGCGTTGGGATCTTGTGAAATAATTCCTACAGTCGACTCGGTTTCAATTTCAATAGTATTTTGGTGAAATACTTCAAACAATTCACTTGCATCTTGCTCAGCTTGTTGGCGATTTTCTGTTGGGTAATAAACTTCAAATCCTTGAATAACATTAATTTCTTTTTCTTCACCTTCCAGAGCTTTACGATAATTTTCAATATTACTTTTGATGATAACAAGTGTTAACATTAATTTCTTTTCAGTGTTAATCCAAATTTCATTTGAAGAATCTATTCTAAAAGGCTTGAAATCCAATACAATATTTGACGAGTGTCTGCGTAATTTCCATCCTTGTGATAACATATATTCTTTAACCTTTGCTTCACTGATACGACATCCTGAACTATATGTTCCTTCAATATCGGTTGTTCCAAGCTCAACAAAACAAATTGCCCGTTCTTCAGGAAGTGATAAATTTTTGGTTCTTCCGTTTATTGCAACCTGAGCTGCTAATGGGTCTTTATACAAATCATTCCAACTTAAATTGCTCATACTTTTTTTATTTAGAATTAAAATAATTATATTACTTATGAATTAATTAGTTTTGTTTTCAGCTCAACCTTTTCCTGTTTTCGTGGGCCACTTTTTCGATATTCTAAAACTGACAGTTCTTTTGCTTTTGATTCACACATAAACCATCCGTCTGTGTCCCAATCATTGAACTCGTCATATATGTAATCAGCGTGTGCAACAGATTTAGCTTCGGCATTTTCGTACAACTTCATCGAAGATGACCAATGAATTACCATCGGTGCATCTTTCCAAGTTGAGGCTGCCAAATTTGCAGCTTCGTGGGCAGACAAATCTCCAGTGCAAAAGGTATGGTGAAATATATCAAAGGTGATAGGAACCCCGGTAAATTTGTGTATGTAATTATAGAGGTCATTCACACTATACATATTTGCTTTGTCATCATTTTCCACCACAATTCTTTTTTGACAATTTTCAGATAGTTGTTTGAAATTTTTACACCATTGCTGCGTGGCTAATTCTTTGTCACCGTATGCACCGCCTACATGGATATTAAGACAATTCCAATGACTCGGCGCTAATCCCATTTCATCAAAAATGCGACTGTGTTGTTCTAAGTCTTTGATTGACCTATTGACAGTTTCCGGATTAGGTGATGCGAGAATGGTGAAATGACTTGGATGAAATTCCAATCGTTGTCCGACACGTGTTGCGTATGTACCAATTGCTCGTAAAACACTTTTAATTTTTGGCCAATCAGGTAAATCATCAAATTCATATTCGGTCATCCATGGAAAAAGACATGAAGATATACGATAAAACTTGAAACCATTTTCTTCGTTCCACTTGATTATTTTTGCCAAATCAGTAACATTTGCTAAGACAAGTTGACTGATATGTTTTAGACCTTTTGTTTCAAATGTTTTTTTGATAGCGCCACGATTGGTCATAATGCCATCCTTTGCGAGTGTCATATTGATACAAGCATATCCGACACGGTGGTTGTAATTCATTTAGATTAATTTACAAATTGGAATAATAACATAGTTTTCTTGTAGAACTCTATGTGGTTCACTAATTATTTTATTTTCAATTAACAATTCTAATATACCTAAATTTTCTGAATAGTTTTTGATTGCAACTTCATCAGTCTCTAATCTTTGTATATTAGTAGTACAAGTAGCGTAAGGACAATGGTCAACCGCATCTATTAAATTAAGTCGAGTGTGGCCTGATGAGTATTTTTGTCTCTGTAAATATAGAGTGTGTGTTTTACCGAATTGGTCTGTAAATGTCATCATACTAAATTAATTTTTTCTACTTGATCTTTTTCAATTCCTTGCAATATTGTTATAACATTGACAATCCTAGCGTGAAGCATTGAGTCAATAGTTACTACATCATCAAGTTGATTCAATGCGGAGCGAATCAATGCTAAATTGTAAACCTCATTGGAGTCAATTCTTTTTTTAGGTTGTCCATAAAATGCGCTCTCTTCAGGATTTAATTTTTCAATTTTAACTCCAGTTTGTGTAGCGTCAACTGATACTTCAGTTGTTGTTTGATAGTAATTTGTTTCAATTTTCTTCATGTGTTACAAATAATTAACAAAGTGAATATAAAAATAGTTCAAGTTTTATATGTAAAAAAGTAAAAAAGTTTTAATTATTAGTATCGAGCGATACAACTTTTTCTTTCAGAAGAGATACAGTGTCAATCATCATTTGTTTTCTCCATTTGAAACTCACTGGGTGTGGAAGTTTAGCAAAGGGTTCAAATTCAATATCAGTCAATGCTTGGTGTGCTTGATTGCCGAATGCTAATACAGCAAACCATTTGTCATGTTCGACTGTTCGCTTAACCCATTCTAAATCTGTTGGGAATTTTTCTTCTCTATTGGTTCCAATCATTGGTGTGCATTCACCAAAAAATATTTGAAAATCATTTTCAAGATATGGAACAATTCTACTATATGTCGCATTACTTCTGTTTATTATTCGCAAATCATAAACAGGATTGCGTAGACGCCACCCATCCATTCGTGGACTGCCGTAAAAGTTTTGTAACAATATTAATACCTTTGGCGTGTTCATTAAGGTTTGAAGTTTATCTGTTTCCATTCCTCAAATAACATAACACGGCTTTCACGAAACATTGAAGACGGATTAGTGTTGACATCACCTTTATTACCAGTAACATGAATATCTAAACGATACGCCGATGTTGGATCAATTTCCATTTCTTTGCCTCGCTGGCTGATAATTTTATAACTTGTAATTTCGCCGCCATTCATTTTTATTTGTAGTACTTTTCCTAAAACCTGTTTTCCTTTTTTTTCAGTTCCACTTAAAACCTCACCACGTACTGTATCACCGATTTTAATTTCTTCTTGTTTTTTTCTGTCAACCTTTGCATTCGGTTTTTCCTCGAATCTTCCATCCACTGGAATGATTGCAACTTTAAAAGCAGGATTGTCCGTGACAAGAGGTATGTATGGGCTATTATTACCCGCAACAAGATTTCTACTACCGTAATCTAATGGCATTTTTATTGATTATTTTATAATGTATATAATTAAACGATACAAAGTGTTCCTGAACTGTTCCAAACATCACCTGCTGTTAGTCCTACAGAACTTGTTGGTATATCACGAATGTTCAATCGGTTGACAAATGTAGTACAAGCAGCGTGTGCTGTTAATCCCATACCTACAATCATTGCACCAACAAATCCGCAAGAATCATTACAAGATCCACCAAGAATTGCAGAATGATTTCCACTTGCTATATTACTAACTCCACCAACTATAACTGCACAACCACCACTTGCAGTATTTCCAATACCATTAACTATTAATGCGTATTGACCACTTGCTGTGTTACAAGAACCTCCTACTACAACTGCGCCCTTTGCTGATGCAGTATTTCCAAACCCTCCACCAACAAATGATAAAGTACATACTGCATTATTTCCTGAACCGCCGACGGCAACTGAAAGTATTCCACTTGCTGTGTTGTTTGTTCCACCTCCAATGAATGCGCCTGTTCCTGAAGTAGTATTTGAGAAACCACCTGCCACTGTTGAACACTGCATTGACGCAGTATTCGACCTACCTCCGCCTACTGTTGCATATGAACCACTTGCAGTATTACTAAATCCACCACCAACAAAAGAAAAATTATTTGATGCTGCATTACTACGTCCGCCTGCAACTGTAGTGCAATTACAATTTGCTATGTTTGATAATCCTCCGCCAATAAATGCGTTGTTTCCTGATGCGGTATTCGAATTTCCTCCAACAACTGCTGAACAAACCCCACTTGATGTATTCGATAATCCTCCACCGACAAATGTTCCAGTTGCTGACGCAGTATTCCCATACCCGCCAACGACTGATGAAAAAACATTTGTTACTGTATTGAAACAACCACCTGCGACTGATGAGAAATTTCCTATTGCAGTATTACCATATCCTCCCCCGATTGCTGCGTTACTACCTAATGCTGTGTTATATCTACCGCCTCCTACCACTGCATATTTTCCAGCCGCAATGTTTGCTTCACCTCCACCTATGAATGTATTTGAATTCGATACTGTATTATTACAGCCACCCCCAATTACAGAAAAAGTATTACTTGCAGTGTTTCCTTCTCCGCCACCGATGAATGAACTACATCCAGCAGAAGTTATTGTATTTCCATAACCACCAACAATAGTGGATCTTCTTGACTCTGCTGAGTTATTAGAACCACCTCCGATAAAGCTATTGTTTCCTGATATATTATTATTAACCCCAGCTCCGATAAATGAACCAATTCCTGAGCCTGTGTTTCCACTTCCACCGACTACTGTTGAAAAATTACTTGATGTGTAATTAAATTTACCACCACCAATAAATGAACAGTCACCGCTTGCAACATTTAAACACCCACCTACTACAATAGAACTATCACCGGAAGAAGTATTAATTGAACCTCCGCCAATAAATGTATAATAACAACTAGCTGTATTACAATAGCCACCTGAAACAGTAGAAGCTGTTTTGTTAGAAATATTTTGTTTTCCACCGCCAACCGATGCAAAATCTGCGTTTGCAGTATTTCCACAACCTCCCGCTACTGTTGCATAATTACTACTTGATGTGTTAAATTTTCCACCACCGATTGTGGCATGATACGCACTTACTGTGTTATTAGATCCTCCACCTATATTTGCGTAATTTCCACTTACTGTATTGCTACAACCACTTGCTACTGTTGAATAATAACCGCTTGCTGTATTATTACATCCACCGCCGATGTTTGAATATAAACCAGAAGCAGTATTTGTTCCTAATACAGGTTCAATCGCCGACGGCGTTGTTCCATTATATTGATAAGGACTTCCTATTCCAGTAGGTCCAGTAGGTCCAGCAACGCCTGCAATTCCAATCAGCGTCAACATATCACCGTTACTTAACGAAGTTGCCAGATCTGAACTGTAATGATTTCTAATAACCTGATACCATAAATGGCTTTGTTCGTCAATCACCATTTGACCGCTAATATAAGAAGTATCAGTTGTGTATTTTGTAACTTGATTTCGATAATCTTGTAACAAATTTTTAGGTGTATGGTTTGGCATATCGTAAGTTTGCCAAATTTGACTCCAAGACCAAGGTCGTAATATATTTGCAGGTGAACCTGCAGTATAATTTGATGGAACAAAAACAAGTCCTAAAAATAAATGTTCATCATCTAAAATTGGCCAAAGACTTGTTGTGTCATATATCAAATGGTCTGCAACATCACCGATTTGATAAATTGTTCCTGTAGTAGTTAGTGTTGCTGAATTACTAAGTGTCACTTGACCTGCCGTTGCCACATTTGTTGTCAATGTGCCTGGCGGTATTCCAGGCGCAAATACTAATTCATTCAATGCCGGTTGAGGATATACATTTGTTAACACATTACTTCCACTGGTTGAATCTGCCTGAAAGGCATAATTAACTCCTCCTGAAGTACTGACGGCATACGTAACATTTGAAAATGCCGAAGATGGCGGAACTGTCAAATCGATTGCTGTAATAATACTTCCTGCCAGTGTTATTGCTGTAACACCCGAAGCAACTCCAATTCCAGGTCCAACAATTGCATCGCCAATAACAATCGCACCTGAACCAATTCCTTGTTGTGGGTCAATTGTTATAGTTGTGCCGGTGCCTGGGTATGTTCCTAAAAAAGTAATTGCTTTTCCCGCATTGTACGTTGGCCCGGTGATTGCAGTTAATCCTGCTGCGTATTCTGTACTATCAACACCAAAAGTTCCAACGATACTTGTTGGTGCTGGATTTGGATAATCACTTTTCAACGCAATAATATCAATTCTTGCTTTTGGTGGAGGAGATGGATTTGGTGAAATTTGAATATCCCCATTTGCTAAACCACTTGCTGGTTCGTGATAATAATTTTTTCCAAGTATTCTTCCTGCGCCTGACTCGACACTCACCCATAATGTTCCTCCGCCGGCAGCACCAACAACAGATGGTGCTACAACTCGTAATCCTTCTACAATACTTGGTTGTGTATTTGGTTGAATGATTTCACCGCCATCTTGAGTATACAATGCACCTGCATCAAAGTCAACAATTGTTTCTCCTCGATATATTGTTCTGCTATCAAAGTCAGCGGGATTGTCAATATGATTGGTGCCGGGTATGGCTCGTTTTGGACGTGGCCATACAGATGTTGCAGAATTAAAATATTTTGAAATCCTTCGAACAAATGATGTGATTAAATTTGTCTGTCCTGCCATTTATCTTTTTGTCTTTTTTGTAATGTGTCTCTAAGAACTGCTGCGTATTCATAATTTTCGCTGTCAATTGCTTCTTGCAATGCAGCTTTCAATTTTTCAGGATTGTCATCATTTTCAATATGAAAATCTGCTAAACGAAAAATTACACGTATATCGCCATTGTCGGTAAATATAATCCAGTTTCCGTGTGAAATATAATTTAACTTTTCATTTTGTAAATGCTGCAATAAACTAATTAATTCAGAACGTAATTCAGAAACATTAGGCGTTCTTTGTATGGTTTCACCAGATTCTTCAATAAACTCCCAAACAATTCCTAATTTTTTATGATACGATTTAATTTTTTTCCAATCAATCGTGGTAATAATTCGATTGATTGTTCTATCGCCGTCCATCTCATTATTATGTTTTTTTATGTTTATGGAATCAAAGGTGAGCCGTTATATCCGCTACTGCCTAAAAGAACACCTTTCGCCCCGCCTGTATCAAAAATTTCCAAAATTGAAATATTGTAAATTGCATATGCTGTGAATAAACCGCCATTCAATTCAACATATTCCCCAGCCGCGGTCATAAATTTAATTTTCCCTCCAGGTGGTACTTCGAATAAAACAGCTTCTGGAACATTATCATAGCCAGATGGTGATGTATTATTAACAATACGATAACGACATTGGCCGCTTTCTGTAGCTGCAAATGGTGTACTTGCACCATCATTTAGTGTTAAGTTGACTATAGATCCACCTACTGCGCTAACTGAATATGTATGCACATCAGATGTATTAGGTGCTAAATATATGGTTACAGCCCATTCGCCGGGTGATGCAGTCATTGCTGTTATATATGCTGGACTAACATTAGAAAGTGTATCGAGTCCTGCAGATAATGTACCAATTCCTTCTAATATAGGATTATTGCTGGGCGAATAACTTTTGCTTTGTAATGGGTAAATACGTGTATATGCCATGATATATTATTTTTTTTAACTTGCAATCATTATTTTAATAGGTAAATCATAATTATGTGGATTACGCAACCAAAGTGTTTCTAAATACAAATAATCATTATTTAAAACATCTTGTGCTGTTGAATGTAAATAGATGTCTCCCATTTTGCGCCATTTAATTTCACTCGGAGAATAAATGTGATATAAATTCTGATTCGGTGTTAAAGTATCACCAATTGTTGTATCAATTGTAATTAAAAATCCTTGAATTTCAGTGATAAAGCCACGAAGATTTGGATTTGTGCTATTTGGTATTGATACAAGGTCACCGACTTTAAAATGATAACCTATGTGATCTGTACTGCTTTGATTCCATAACCATTGTGTTAATGAATTAACAACTGGTGTTAATGTAATGGGCGATTGTGGGTTACTCACCATTGTGTATTGGTCGTTGTAAGCATATTCAATCCATTTAACATTCGATTTTAAATCCCCCGAGGCGTCTGTGCAATTACAATTTGATAACAAACTTGACTTGTAAAAATCAGGATATATCAACATCAATTTAACTCTTGGATCTATATACTTTTGATTTTTTGTTACCAAATTTCCAGGATGCAAATATGGAAATGGATAATATCCACCAAACCCATTTACATCAAAACTAAATAAATGGCGATATTTTGTTTCCTTTGCAGTTGCAGTGATAGTGACTATTCCATCATCTGCAAATGTTGATGCGTTAAGTGACAATAAATTTTTAATCTGTGTTGACGCTGTTACTGCGTTTGTCAATGCTTGTTGAAAGGTTGGATATGTTGCATCAACTGAAAAATTGATTGTTTCAATCAGCGTTAAATTGCTATCATATAAACTATAACTGTGAGAAGTGCCGAACCCGCATTTAGCAGGATCGGCAACTATTTCATATGATTCTTGCAGTGGCCAAGTTTCCCCAATAGATGATACATCAATCTTTTTTGTTTGTCCTGCCTTTAATGTTATTTTGCGTTCTTCATAATTAGCAAGTGGAACAAATAGATCTTGTAAATCCATTGCTAATTGCGTTGTTATCCCTTTGACAATACCGGCCTTTTTACATTCAGTAAGTCGAAATGCAAGTATACTATAATCAGGTGGACATTTTATTGGTGGCTTTATTGACATTTGTTATTTAATAATTTTACATATTGAGACCCGGCAGGATTTGTGGATTGAGAGGTTTTTTACGTTGTGACTGGCCTACTTTGATTTTTGTCATTTCTTTATACCTTTCAATATCTTCAGGTGTCAATTCTTTTTGTGCAGATTCTTCACTGTTATTTTCAATTTCAGTCTCGGAACTGTTTTCAACAGATACATCAATTTGATTTTGTTCTGCTATTATTTCCTTTAACAATTCTTGTCCTTCTGGTGATGCAATAAATTCACGATATTCTTCTTCAGACATCTCATGTTCTTGTTCTTCCTCTTCTTCAAACAGTTTAAAATCTTCGAGTGATGCACGTTCGAGTTCTACATCATTTTCATATTCTACTTGTTTTACGGAATAGGATTCTGACGGATTAATTTCTTTTTGCTCGTCGGCATTTGAATTTTCATTTGGCTCAGGCTTAATATAATCAACCAATGATTTGATAAATCCCAATGCAATGAGAGGAAGTATCGAACCACTAATGATTGCCAATATTCTTTTCTGTGTGATTGGGTCTTCCTCGACTAATCCAAATAATTCAATCCATTGAGTATAATTAGATAAATGGGTATAGGCGTAAAACGCATTTCCCATCATCTGCATTAATGTTAAAACAATGAATAAGGCCCATACAAGAACCTTATTCATTTTATTTAATACGATTAAAGATGCTAATGATGCAGCGGCACCAATTTCAAATGCAATTGCTAATGAAATGGCCAACCATTTTGGATTCGACAAAAGAAAAAAGTCAATAACGTGAATGGTTGAGATTACACTTACTATTAAGTACAATGAAACAAATGTACTAATAATAAAGTATTGAACTAATTTGTTTTTGTTCATTTGTATTAATTCTCTAATTTTTTAATTTCCTCGTCTATCAAACTTTGACGCTGAACGTCTAACATTTTACGGTCAGTTGATTGTATCATTCTTTTTTCAGATTTCAATCCTTCGATTCGCAAATCTTTTTTGGTGACCGTAATTGATTCTAACGAGTCAATTTTTTTCGTCAACACATCTAAACGTTTGTTAACAACTCTATTTGGATTTCCACAGGTATTAATAAAAATTAACACCGAAAGAATTAAGAGTGCTTTGCGATAGTGTGCATTTATAAATTCATTAATTTTTTTCATAGTTTAAATGCTTGTTAATAATTCTTCTTGAATTTCTTTTAATATGTTGTCTTCGTTTTCAATATCAATTTGACTGTCAATTGCACTTTCAAGTGTACCACGGTCACGAATCATTTGGTCTAAGCCTTCTCTGTCTTGTTTGATTCTTCCCAGTGCATCTGATACTGGTTTCAATAAACCATTCACAAATGATTTGGCGTCAGACAAACCTTTTCTTTCAACCTTTGTTAAAAAATAATAAATTGCTTCAAGTGCCAAAGCATTAACTAACAATTCTTTTGTTTTATTTGTTGTAATTGCCTTTGCGGATTCTTCAATTTGTTTTGTTGCTTCAACTATGCCAAGTGCTTCAGTAAATTTCCATTGGGCGTCATAATTTAAAAAATTAAGTATCGCTTTTGCTGTGTCTTCACCACCTTCAACAATATATTTTTTTGTCTCCAGTTCTTTTTGTTTTTTCTCGATACGATCTGTTAACAAGTCAACCATTTCCTGGCGCACTGCATTTTTTTCTGCTAATTGTTGTTCTTTTGATACAACTTCCGTTTTCACTGCTTTTGTTTTTGATTTCATGATTTTGTTTTTGTTAATGTATATATCAATTTAAAAAAAATAATTCCATGCCTTAATTATCTGTTTCACTATGAATGAAAAGTTATAAATTAATAAGGTAAGTAGTATTATAATGTATAAAACACGCCATGTAGTAATAACAACAAAAATTGGGACATACACGATTAAATAAGAGTCGCTTTCTTTTATTTCTTCATAAGCAGGTCGAACATACGGACCTAAACCTAAACTATAAATGTATAAATTAATTGGTTTGAGACGCTCTGAATATTTTAGAGCTAAAACTTCTTTCGTGTCACCTTTATCGCCTGGCAATTCAGGATTCAGTACGGTATATATTCGACCTACATAATCGGCACGTAAATTGAATTTAGCCCAGTCAGCAGTTTTTTTGTGCTTTTTAATTGTTTGCATAATAAAAAGCCAAGCTTGGAATTCACGAAATGCAAAATACCAATTCCTAAAAACGTTATTAATGAATCCCATACTTATTTGTTTATTTCAACCGCTGCTAATTTTTGAACTTTTGTTTTAACAATATCTCTTGCTTTACGAATACGAGTGCGAACTGTGTTTATTTTCCATCCAAGTTCATCTGCAATTTCTTCGTATTTTTTCTTTTCAATTTCACGAAGTGTTAAAACAGTTTTGTAATTTTTAGGTAAAGTCTGTATTTCATTTAATACCAAGTCGTACAAATTAACACTGACTTCATTATCAAGTTCACAATCAATATTATAAACACCCATACATTTGTCAAAAGAAACGCCACGTTCAACCATTTCATCGTATGAACTTTCTTTACGTTTTTTCTGGCCACGGAAAAACAACAGTGCTTCATTTCGAGCAATTCTGTATACCCATGTTGAAAAATTCCAATACGGATCATATTGATCTATCTTCGACCATACCTTTGCGAATGTAGTTGCAATAACTTCTTCACGTGAATCATAGTCAGTAATCATTTGATAAAGATATTTTGAAATGCCTGGCTTCATTCGATTGTAAACAGTGGTGAAGTCACGTTCAGTACGACTACTGTGAAATTGTAAAGCAATTGATTGAAGAGATTGATTTTTTTGCTTGTTCATAGTATTTATTTAAAGTGTTGAAAAATTATCAAATTCGTTACATTAATATAAACGTTAAAAAGAGATAAAAAGTTTCATTAAATACTATTTTTTTTAATTATTTTTTATTTTTTCGTAGTCCTGATACAATTGCGAAATGTCACCGTGTCCTGAGCAATATGTGTATAAATCACCTAAATGTCTTGTTTCACGATACTCATCAATCCAATAGATCCAACGAAAGCCAGCGTTAACTAAAACCTTAGTACACATTTTGCATGGTGAATGTGTTAATAAAATTATATAGTTTTCTGGATCATGTTCTCGAAACTTTGCTATTAAATTAATTTCAGCATGAATAAATCCAGATTGTCCGGGTTCGTGTGATTCTTCTTCAGTGCGAGTTGTTGAAAAAATAGGTGCGCTTGGGTAACTTCCATTATAGCCAAATGATGCAATTTTTTGAAATTTTTTGTGTACCGCAATCGCACCTACTTTTAATTTACTTGATGTTGATAATTGAGAAATCTCTTTAAGAATTCTTACAAACGTATCAACCTTTTCAATGTTTCTTGTGTTCAATGTTACAGAATTCCTACTGTTTCTGTTTCAAATTGCTCAGAAGATGTTTGAACGGTTTGTTGATTGCCGCTCAAGTCAGTGACCATAGATGGAAGAGTTTGAAAAAATTCAGCAACTTCGTTGTATGAAAATTCTCCTAAAAATTGAACGATTTGATTAAGTTCTTGTTCGGTGTAAACGAAGCCTTCTCTGTTAACTAGATTCATGTAGGGAAATACTGCTGAGAATTTTTTCGTGTTAAGAATTTCTGTTGTTTTGTTTTTAAATTCGTTTGTGACTTGAAAAGTACGCATTTTTAAAATGTTTAAAAGTGATGAAAAAAATTAATCTTTTGTCTGTATTGGCTTAGTTAATATCCAATAATTGAATACAAGAGTAAAATAAATAATCATTGTTTCATAAAAAGTAAAAGGTACGACATTGAATTTGGTAAAGACAATTATTTGTGTATACCAGATTCCGACGTTCATTAGTAATAATCCAATGATACCAAAAATAATTAATAATAATCGGTTGGAAATACTGACTCTTCCAGAGTCATGATTGGTTTGTGACATTGTTGTGTTTTGAATTTGTTCTTTAAGTCTTCTTTGTTTTTCTTGACTATTCATAATATAATTTTTTAAATATTAATTTATATGCAAAAATAAACAAATAGTTTTTTAATTTTTCAAATTATTTATCAACATCTAAATCTTGATTAACACTACGAATGTTGGGTTCAAAATAGCGTTTTTGACTTTTGAAACTTGCGTTAACTAACGCAAATCCTTTGTCACCAGGTGCGGGCTTAGCAACATATTTGGGAGGTTCGTAATTTGATGTGTCGGCTGCGTTTTCAAACTCATCAAATTTTTGAGTTTTCTTTTTCTTGCTCATATTTAATTTTTTTCTATTTTACCTTCGACATTTCTTTCTTTTGAAATATCTTGTGCTTTTTGTAATTGTTTTTTCTTGTTTTCTAAATCGTGCTTTTCCATTTCCAATTTGATAAGCTTGATGTCGACTTCCAAAATTTGCGCTTCAATATTGTTGGCATTTTTAATCAGTCGTTTTCTTGCCATCGTTAATTCATCTAAACGAGCAATCAAATCGGCGATAACTGTATCATCAGTACCGGCATCAGTTTCCGTTACTTCTTTGAAAGAACCAAGTTTTACTTGTTCCCACTCATTAAATTTAATCATTTTTTTCATATAGTATATATTTATTTGTCAAAATTAATAACTGTCATATTGTCAACAGTTATATTAGAAAATCCTTGTTGTATTGCATTCACAATAGCATTTGTATCAATTGCAGGAGCAGGCGCTTGTGCTTTTTCTTCCATCCCTGCCGGTGCCGGTTTCTTTTGCATTGATGCCAATTGATTGGCTTTATCGGCTTCATTGTATTTTTGTGGTGATTTATCAGCAGCGACTTTATCACTCTTTCCGCCACCAAATGCCGCACTTACTGTGTCATTGACAAAATTAACAATTCCTTCACTCTTGGTAATATCAACCTTTGATATTTGTATCATGGAATCAGTCCATTCCTTGAATGATGTAATTCCCTCTGGCGTCATTACTTTAAAGTTTGTTGCAAATACACCCATGTGTTTTGCCATGTCTCCAAATGCCTTTACAAACTTCTCAAACGGCGTTGCTATCTTTGATAACTTTTCAGTTGTTTTTTCAAATGAATCGTAATTTTTCAATAACGTTGCAGATAAGCCACTTTCAAATTTTTTGTAATCCTGATTGGTAAAACTCGCCACAAAATTGTGGTATGTTTTTGTTGCATCTTCAATTTTTTTTGTTTCAGTGAAATTTTTCAAAATTTCGCCTACCATTGTGGAAAATGTTTCAGTACTTTTTCCTAATGTTTTCGTGCCTTCAGTTATCGTTTTTTCATTTCCCTTAACAGCTTCACCAAGCTTCATAAATGATTCAGGAAGAAAATCAATAATCTTATTGATATTATTTTTAGCAGTTGTCAGTACTGTGTCATCAATAGTCAACATTTCTGAAGGAACAATTTTGCCATCTACGATTTTATTTACAACAAATTGTCCTTTTGCTATTTTAATAATGTTATCACCAAGGCCACCAATTGCTTGTGTTAATGATGCCAACATTTCAATACCCACTTTAATATGTCCTTTGCCCCACCAACCTTTTCCTTCTTTAACCTTTTTACCAAAATCCATTAATGATGTAACAAGTGGATTGGCGACTTTTATTTTTTTTCCCTCTGCGTCCAAGCCGTCAACGTTACCAATTAAACGATTAATGAAATCAGCAGCACTGCTAAAATGTGTGTCATCAATTTTTACAGGTTTTCCTGGCACCAATTTCGCATCCTTTGTTCCTGGGTTGAAAACTTCCATCGGAACAAATTCGCCTAATGCTAATTTTAGTACACCTTCACCTAATCCACCAAGTATGCCTGATAACTTGGACAGCATATCAATACCAGAGCCCAAATAACCACTGCTAAACCATCCTTCATTATCCTTTACCTTTTTACCAAAATCCATTAATGATGTAACAAGTGGATTGGCGACTTTTATTTTTTTTCCCTCTGCGTCCAAGCCGTCAACGTTACCAATTAACTTATCAATAAATTTACCAGCATCAGTGAAATGTGTGTCATTTAATAATATCAATTCATCCGGAACTATTTGTGCATCTTTAGTTCCTTTGTTTATGACTTTGTATCTAACTACTTTTCCACTTGCCATGTCAGCGACACCTTGTCCAACAGTACCTAATACTTTACTTAATTTCGCAAGCATATCAATACCTGAAGAAATATAATTTGCACCGTACCAAGTAGTTCCTCCTACTACTTTTTTACCAAAATCCGCAAGTGCATTAATCATTGGATTGCCTGAGCCGTCTTTGGTGTTTCCTATTAATTTATTGACAAATGTACTTGCATTTTCAAATCTTTGTCAACGAGCTTTCTTAATCCTGTTGGTACAATTTTGCCATTAACAACAGCAAATTCAACAACATTTTGATTTGCCATTTCAGCAACCCCTCTCGCCAATTCCCCTAACACTGTTGACAATTTACCGACAAAATACACACCTGCCATTAGACTAATATATGCACCGGAATCGAACTCTTTAAATGGTTCTTTGAATGCTTTAACCACTTTGTCAACGGCGTCAACAGCCAGATCTCCTAATTTTGTATCATAATTAATATCCTTGAGTAAGGCAAAAGCAAATGCAATTTGAAGTATAGAAGCACTCATTTTTTGTAACAATGAAACGCCTGGAGAGATAAGTAAATATTTAAGTCCAATTCCAGAAATAGCCCAACCAAGTTTACCAATAGTTCCAGACAATGAAGTTGCCATTTCTTCTTTCCAATCTATTTTTGCATACTCAGATAATCCTTGGGAAAATTTAATTAATGCTGATCCAACAAGCATCAATGCAATAGAACCTAACATAATTAATCCAGAAAATGCACCAATTCCTGTTGCTATGACAGACATCGCAGCAATCGTAAGTCCTAATTGTACTAATTCTTCAGGCTTTAAATCTTTCGCTGCTGAATTTGCATAAAAATTCAAACCGGCGACAAAAACTAATAATGATACTCCGATTATAGTTAATGCAACAGCACCTGTTGTTACCATTGGTCCATAAGAACCTAATATAGCAGCAGCAGTTCCCATAAAAGCAATTACAAGTCCAAGTTGAACTAGCTGCCATAATTCTAAATTAGCAGCACCTGAAACTTTATAAAATGCTAATGCAGCAACAAAAACTAACAATGAAAAAGAAATCACCATCATATTTGCCGCGCCCTTTTTAATAATATCACCTGATACAAATCGCATACCTATTCCAATCCATATCAATGACCACATTAAAGTAAATGCGCCGTTTCTAAATAATTCACCAACCATCGGTACGCCTAATGCTATAATAACCAATGAAAATATAGCGATTCCGATTGCTAATGAATACATTGAATTAAGTGGGCTATCTTTACTTTTTCCTCCACCTGCTATAGTATAAGCGATAAGTACACCAACAGATATTACTGTCATTACCGTTAAGAACGTTAAATATCCTTCTGCTAATTGACTTTTGATTAGTGGCAATGCAATAATTACTAATGTAAAAATAGCAATGCCTACAGCCATTTGCATTAACGAACCGAGAGGACTATTATCTTTGCCATCTGCCGACATATCGGATTTAACAATTTTTTGTACTAAAAATAATGTCCCTGCTAATACTAATAAAGTTGTACTAAAAATTGCAACTCCAGTAAGTACTTGTGGAATCAAATAAGAAACACCAACCATTACAAGTGTAAATATAGCAATTTGTGTACCCATCCTGAGTAATACACCAAGAGGCCCTTTTTCAAATCCTTCCTTTGTTGAACTATCGCCCAACAACATAAATACCAAACTCAACGAGCCTCCCAATACTACTAACATTGCACTAAATGCCAATGTTCCCATTGCGGCCATTGGTGCCACTAATGATGTCAACGACATTACAAGCATAAATCGTCCGATGCTTTTGCTCATTCCAAAGAGTAACGTTAAACCTTCGAGCGTTTCCTTTTTCATATCAGGAAGCTCAGTTATCTTTTCAACTATTTTTTCAACCACCATTGAAAACATAACTGCACCCATAATAGAAAATGGACCGATGAATGCTGACTTTGCTAAGTCTTTCATCAGTTTACCCGTTGACTTACCAATAACATCAATAAAATTGGTAAACGTAGCTATTTTTTTCTCATCGTATTGTTGAATAGGTTCAATAACGTCTTCTATGATACTTTCGTAAAATGAAACCAATTTATCTGCAGCATCGGGTTTTATTTCATTTGCCATTACAGCTGCTTCAACAAACGATTTCATTGCAGTTGATAGTCCCATCAAATTTGACGCCGTGGTTTCATTTCCAATTCCGCCAATGGCACCAACTTGTCCGCCGGTTGCAGGCGCGCCATTTTGTCCTTGTTGATTTTGTTTTCCTTGTTTTTCAAGAACAGTTAACATCCTTTTGTTAACATCAATCAACTCGCCAAGTTTTGATACTATTCTACCGCCGTCCTGAGACATTTATTGCAATTATTTTTTTTATATATCAAAAAACCCCAGCGAAGACACTGGGGTTTTATTATTAAAACTTCGGCATTGTTGGCATTTTGAAATTTCCTAAATTACCCATGCCTTGTAGCGATTGTCCTTTCATCATATCGGATGCCGTTTTTGATAATGTAGAAGTATCGAATTTTGGCATACTGTCCCGTTGGCGATTTTCTTCTTCTTCGTTGTGTTTCTTTTCCTTCTCGTTCCATTCTTTCAAATTTTCCATTAAATACTCCGCACGATAAAATTCCATTCGGTCTAATACGTCCGGTTGTAAACGCAAAATTTTAAGAAGCAAGAATTCAACATTAAACCAATTCTCCAAAGATATCTGAAATAAGGAAAATAGATTTGACTCCTCCTTGAAAGTTAAGCGGCGCAGTGACCTCGGCACCGTTAGCATTTACATAACGAATTTGTGGATTGATTGAAGTTGATAACAATTCAACCAACTTGTCTAATACTGAAATTTTCTGCACAGTCCAACTGTATGAATCCTGTACTGCTTTATCGTATGCTGCTTGTGTTAATGTTCTCCAATCATTAAACAAAAAGGGCGCATATTTAATAAAAGCTTTATCGAAATTTTGTTTTTGCTGTTGTTTGGTTTTAATATAATTTTTAATAAAACCCATAACGCCTAAAGATGGAAAATAAATTTTAAATGATTCTCCACTTTTCATTTGCATAGCAAAACATCTCTCTTCAGCTGAGAAATACTTCATCATTCTTTCATCAGGATTGAAATAGTCAATTACATCTTTAATCAATTCAACCTTTTCCTCAGCACCGTCTTCATTAGTTGCTGTGACATACATTTTATTTTCTCCATTTTTAAATGTGTAGTCACGAATTGCAAAAATGAGATAAAAACGGTCAATCTCTTTCAAGTCTTTGAAAGTTCCCGGTCTTCCCGGCACTTTAATTCTGCAACATTTTTCAATGATAAAATTCAACATATCATCAACACCCAATAAGTCGTTTTCATCAATTGTTGACCAATGGCGAATTTCAGCTACCGTTGCTGCACGAATTGCTATTTGTGTTCCGGATTCGTAAAACATTCCTTGTGACGGAATTTGTTCGAGCGGAACTGTTTTCCAACCAATTTCAGCTGCTAACGGATCATCATGGTCATACATTTTTTGTGGTTGGACCTTTCCGATAGATGCAGCAACAATAGTACTTTTTGTTTCATTGCCTTCTTCCCGTTCAGCAAACAACATTGCCTCACGTTCAATTTGTTCTTTAATTTTGTCTGGGTCTAAATTTTCGTTCTGCATAATATTTTATTTTTAAAAAACTTTATTAGATAGTTTATATATCATTACTTGATAAAGTTTTCGATTTTTTCTAAAATGAAAAAAGCTATCAAATAATTGATAGCTTTTGACAAAATTAAAAAATATTAAAGAATGGTTTCTTCCCAGTAGTCACAACGGAATGTAAATCCAGCAACTTTGTAAATTTCATTACTGCTGAAATCAGATTCAATAACAGGCAGTGGAGTTGTTGGGAAACAAACAGGAAATTTAACCTGACGGAAAATATCACCATTTTTGTTAAAATAGTTAATAATCATTGGACCTCCAGTGTAATCCTTTTTCAATCCCATGCGACCTGTTAACGGGTCGTAAATCAAATCAGTCCATTGACGAAGTGCTTTATAAACATACATTGAATTAGCATCGTCCAAGTTAACTTCAAATTCAAGTTGAACATCAGCCACTGTTGCATCATTCATACCACCAGCAAAAGTACGCTTTGCTGATTTGTATTTTTGTTCAACAACAGCAGGTAGTTTATTAATATCAACACCGCTAACTTTTAGTACGTTTTCCATAACAAGTGTCCAAGAAGCAACAGCAGGTGGAGGTGTTAATTGGATTTCAAATTGCGACAAATAAACAGGTTCAAACTTGTTCATCGCCGCTCTTGAATTTCTATAGTGTGGTAATCCAGCCATTTTTATTTTTTATTTTTTTATATATCATTTTTTAAACAGCAGCAAATCCGCCTGAAGAAATTGCACCTGTTTTCAATACAGTAATACGATTGATGAATTTTTGTAATCCACGAGCAGGTTCAACACCAATATCAATAATTCCAAAGTTTTGGTCAATTATTTCAGGTGTGTTGTTTGATTCGTCCATAATTACAGCATAGTTATAAATACCTGAACCATTACGAACAACATCAAGATATGTTTCAACCAATGTTCTGATTTGTAGACGGTTGGCGGCATCATTGAATTCAAACAAATAGTTTTGTAGGATTTCAATTACTGCTTCTTCAATTGTTATCAACAAATCACGAACGTGTAAGTTATTGAACGCAGATAAGGTTCTTTGATATGCAGTTTGATTAGCAAAAATCATCGGACCTACATTACGTACAACTGTGATTGGATTCAAACCGATTGGTTCAAGGAATTCACGATCTTTCAATAAAAAGTCGTATTCCATTCCAACAAATTTTGGATTCGAAATTACACCACGGCGAGGACCGGCAACAATTGCATACGGTTCGCCATTGATAAATTTACGAACAAAATTATTTGAAACATCAGCAGCAGGTGGAACACTCTTGTTTTTGCCATCTTCACGAATAATGATATTTGGCGTAAATACACCAATAAATTTAGCACCATTTTCTTCATCAGGCAAACTCCAAGTATAACTTGGTCCGAGTGAAAGATTACCTCCTGTTGAGATATATTCAGTATTCAATACAGGTTTTGGATTTCCAGTTTGTGGGTCAGGCAATTCAGTAAACCTTGGATCAGTACTTGCTTGAAATTCAGCCATTGACGGTGCATTCAATATTGCCATACATTGTTGGCGATTTTTTGCCAAACGGCTCAAGTATTGTTTTGGTCCCATACCCGGTTCCAAGCCACCAATAAATGTATCAATAATGTAACGATACTGAATAACATCTTTTGATGTCAAAGTTTCACCAACATTTGTTGTTTCAAGAACACTCAATATTTTTTCCAATTGTGCCGGAGTACCAGGTAAATGGTATTCAGTCATTTTGAATCCTGACATTGCAGTGAATTGGTATCTGTCAACGAATTTTTGTATCGGTGTGAATTTAGTAATATAATCAATTCCACTCAACGAAGTAATACCTGGTATTTGAATAGCAGTGTATTCAAAAAATGGTGTTCCAGTTGCAGGATCGAATTTTTTCACCTTTGCTGTGATTCTGGTTAATTGTGGATTTTGAGTATTGTTATTAACAACAAAATCACCAATTTCAAGATTTGCAGCATTGGTTGAATTTAATTTGAATTTCTTTCCACCCGCATACAATCCTGGACTTTCAAGTGAAATATTTGCACTGATATTTTTTGCAGTAGCAGAATAAACAGCAACAATATTTTCAGTTAATCCACCGATTTGTTGGGTTGTATCAATATAAGTATTATCAACTGAAGCAAAGGTTGAATTTGCACGAGTTAATAATTGAGTATCAGTATATTCACGTAAACGAACGCCATTGAGACCGTATGCAACTTTTGAATATTCATCGCCTGCCTTACCCCAAGAAACATCAACATTTACATAATTAAATTGTGAGCCACCAGTTCCATATTTAACACGGTCGCCGTCAACAACAAGACTTCCTTTAATGTCCTTGCTTAATTTTGAGCCAGGATATGCTTCAATATATGCAAGTGTTGTAATATCAGAAGTTCCGAGATTGTATGCAGGTAATAAACCAGCAGCGTTATTTGAAACTAATCCACGGAAGATTGTACCACCCGGTAATTCAACACGAACAGTATCACCAATACCAAGACCGTTGAGTGCATTGTTTCCAGCAGCATCAGTAATACGAACATTTCTGAAATTTGGATCAGAAGAGTCAACTACATATGCAGGATTTGATGGGTCAAATATGAAATATGGACCACCAAGGATTTGCACAGCAGGAACAACTGATTCATTGAACAACAATACAGTGTTTTCAGCAGCAGCAACGGTTGTTTGTCCTAAGCCTTCAACACTATTTAATTGTGCAGAAGGATTCAAAATATATCCAAAAGCATTACCAAACAAACCTAATTGAGTATCAGGAACAAGAAATTCAGCAGCAGCAGTTGGTTGATACAATGTTACAGTAAGTACGCCTGGTTGAACGAATGCTGAAAATTCATCTGCAGGGAATCCAGAGACACACCATTTGTTGAAATGAAAAATTGGGTCAGCAAGAGGTGCACCTACAGTAATAGTTGTTGTCGCTCCAATTACTACACCGGTAACGAAAAAGTATTTGCTATATCCTGCAGATTCAATTAAAATAACATCGTTAGCACTTGGTGTTAAATTTGAAAAATTAACAACCTCGATAGTATTAGCAAGTGTTGGAACTGTTGCTGCAACTGTTTCTTCAATATAGTTTGACTCCGGTGCTGTGGTGAAACCATTTTGATAATCAGCATCAGTGTGATTAGGAGTAGACAATTGAACGAGAATTTCAGTTCCAGTATCAATGATGTTTGCTACTTTAACATAGTCATTAGGAAGAGCACTATTAGTAATTGTGCTATTACCAATTGTGCGGAATAATGAATTTGTATTCAAATTTCCTAAAAGTGCTTCCCATTGTGACGGTGTGAATGTTACATCATTTGGAATTGGTTTTGGAATTGCTAATACATTACAAAATTTTCCACTAACATCGCCGTATGCAACAGACTTAACGTATGGCGCAACTGATCCGCTTAATGGATTATATGATTGTGAAACTAATTCATTATTTGTTAAGTCAGCATCTTTTCCAGCGAATGACAATACATTTTTAATTGGCGTATTGTATGACAAAAAGTCAATAGTGTCATCAGTTGTGTTGATTAAACTATTACCAACCATGTCAACACGATACGGACTATTTGCATAGTCAGAAAGTGCATTTTCGTTAATATTCAAAAATAATCCAGTGATACTTACATTAGCATTAACGATTGTATCAATTGATTGATTTGAACCATTGTTATCAAGAAAGTTTGGTATAATACATCCAGTGAATGAGCCAAGCAATGTGATTCCATCTAATGATACGAATTGGTCTAAACGACTTGCGATGATACCACGTAGATCAAAATATTTACTATAAGTAGGATCCTGTGATAACAATGGAAGATTTGTCCAATCTCCTTTTACAATATAGACATCAACAAAATAGTCAGACAAGTAGTCTTGTGGATTTACATAAGCTGGAATTTCGTCAGCGCCGTAATACTCTTCCGCAGTAATGTTGTACTGTGAAGCATTAACTGATTTTTTAATAATGATACTATTAACTTGCTGTCCTAAATTTACAACATTGAAAAGACGACCTGCATCAAGAGGTTTACTGTCAACAGTTGCCTGTAAATATTCAGTATCAGGAAACCAAAATCTTTCTTTGTTGTAAAAAGAAGAGTAAAGTGCTCTCATTACATTTCCATTTTGTTCATTAGCTGCTAATGCAAATGAACGATAGTCAACGGCGTCTCCGCCTTCATTAACAGGAACATTGTTGAGAGGTAACAAGTTGAGCGCAAATATAGGTCCAGTTGCAAGACAAGTTTCTATTGCTCGATGGAAAAAAGATCCACGAGATTCTAAAACTGAGTCAATATTCCCAAATATTCTACGAGCATTACGAATGTCACGTAAAAATACCGGCGCATTGAAAGGTCCGATGCGAGAAAATCCAACAACTAAACGAATTGTTTGTGTTGAAACTATGATTCTCTCCGAAGCGTCAAATTCAATGGTATAGACACCTGAGGCTTTGAACCTATTAAGATCCAATGTAATTTTTGCCATTCTTTTTAATATTTTTTTTTCTGGGAATTATCATTCCTTATTTTATATATTCTTTAAAAAATAACAAAAAATGATAATTTTATACACGACCAATCATTCTATACATATCCATAAACTCATCGTCATCTGTTGTGTGGTTATTCATTTTTTTAAGTATAGCATTTCTCCTGTTATATTCTGTTGTATCATACATCTGTTCAACCATTTCATAAAAGTCAGTTGAATTAAAAAATGGAACCAGATTAATACAAGTCATCGCTATATCATCATTACCAATCTGTGATTCATACCTTCCTGTCGCATTCATACCAAACGAACTTAGTTCATCAAATGCTCGCAAGTCAGTTAAAATAATTCTTTTGTTTTGTACGAATAAACGAAATTCACGAGAATAAGTTTCTTTATTGTCTTTTTGTATTTTAACACCTTGTTTTAATATATCATCATTAAGACTGTGTTTTGTATGTAAAAATAATTCTGGATAATAATTTCGGTGACGAGAAAGTTTGTCAGCGATAATACTGCCTTTAAAATTAATTTCCAAAACAATTGAAGCATTTTCATAATTAAATACTTCAAAAACTAAAATTTCTAAAACCTTTGCAACTTCCTCAACTGAATGTGTGTTTGACCGAAATATCCCAATCTGTCGTAAACGAAAAAAGCTTGTTTCGTCTTTCCAATCTCTTGTTTTTCGCACCATTGATGCTGATTGTGGTTCCAAATTAAAAATGTTAATTACCGAATAATCTCGGCCAACGCCATCGCCAACATCAACAGAAAAAATAATATGGTCTTTTTTAACTTTTGAAGAAGTAGGCTCATAGTCAGGATGCCAAAGTAATGCTTTTGATAAATCAGGATAATCAATAAAACTTCCAATTTCTTTCCATTTGTAATTTTTACTGATTCGTTTGATATATTGTAGAATCTCACTTGATAATAATAATCTTGACGAAGCTAAAAACTGATTTCCATATTCTTGATTAAATAATTCTTCATTACCTAAATTGGCAATTTCACGTTTTTTCCATTCCTCATCCCTACCAGGTACTTGCCACCAGTCAACTCTAATTGGATTAAAGGCATTTTTCTTTTGAATTGCTCCTTGGTAAATATCATAAAAAAGATTCATTCCGTTTGGCGTTGACGAAATAATCATTCTTGATATTTTTGAGGAAGAAAGGGTTGGATATATTGAACGATAAAATGGTTCAAGAAAGTTAGGATGAATGTGTGCAAACTCGTCGGCATATAATAAGTGAATAGTAAAACCGATTGCCGCAGTTTTTGTTGTTGCCTGCGAAAATAAACGGTTGCCGTTATCAAACTTCATACTTGTTACTGCACTTGTAACAATACCAGGTTGCATGAAAAATGGTAAATTTTTCAATACGGTTTTGATTTTGTCAACAATTTCTGCAGTCGTTGCTAATTTATTCGCAACTACCATTACATTTCTGTCATAATGAAAACATATGTACCAAGCAATAAAAATACTGCTTGTAACGGTCTTACCAATTTGCCGGCTGGCAAGCATTACATTGAAGCGATTATCTTGAAAATCTTTCAACATTGTTTTTTGATACTTGCGAAGTTCGATTCGAGAAACTCCTTCATCTGTCATCGAATAACAGTACTTGTTTCCAAAATAGACAACATCATTGGCACATTTTGCAATTTCACCAATTTCCTCATCTGCATATTCAAAAACAATATCGGCTGCACGTTGATCTGTTTTGCCGTCAAAAAATGGTGAATAGTCAGCGGCTAGACCTTTATCAATTCGCTCAACTTCTTCTTTAATTTTTTTGGTTGTCCATACTTTACCTCTACTCGACATCTTCTATTTCATCTTTTTGAATTGCGCCTTCGGCACGGTGTTCAGGAATTGCTTGTCTCAATGTTTCAAGTAATTTTTTCGTACCACGAATTTGATTACTATTTTCTTCAACATCATATTGGCCTTCAGTTAACTCTTGTGGCTGTTCTGATTTTTTAATACGATAATCTTCTTTTAAATTTTTGTAATTATTTTCCATAATTACCATAAACTGTGCCATGTGTTTAACTATCTCCATTTTAGCACGTTGCAATGAAGACAAAACTTCAAATGTTCTTGGGTGTGTGTTTCCGTTATCAATTTCTTCAAGCAGTTTAATAATAGCGTGTTCGGCCGTTTTCATTTGAAACAATAAATTGGAAACGGTAATTTTATCAACTATTGTTTTTTCACGAACATAACTTATCTCACTGATTATTTTTCTATCAAGATAAAATTCAGCAATTGAATCCACAATTCTTTCTGATTCAATATCAATGCCTTCCTTAACTTCCAAATAATTCATGTGTCCGATAGTTGGACGGTCAGGCAAAATACTTTCTGCAACATTGACTATTTTGGAAATATCAGTTGTGTCTTGATTCAACAATCTCTCTAACTCGTCACGTTCATTTATTTCAGCTTGTCTTTCTGGGGTATTTTTTCTTGGCATACTATTTAGTTTTTCCGATCCAAGGAAGTGTTAATCTTGGAGCAGCGTTATCAATAATAATAGCAAATTGTGTGTCTTGCACTATTGTTTGATTTAAAATTATTATTTGTTTTGCTAAATCGGTTTCTGTTTTTTCAAATAAACGAATATTAGTATATACAATATTACTTGCAGGTAAACGATAATGATAGCCTACAGGCGCACTTCTATTGTCCGGAGTTGTTAATACTGCATTTGAATATATATTTTCCAAATCTGTTGTCTGTGGCGCATTTATATTACTTTCATTCCATTTCCTTACCCAAATGTCTAATGAAACCTGACGGTAATAATTATCAACATTTAGGAAAAATGCGTACCAAGAATTTTCAATAATATTGTTTGGCAATATAAATAAAATGTCTTCAGTTGTTGACTTGAAAATGAAAAAGCGACTTGCGTATATCGAAAGCTTCCATCCTGTTCCTGTTGCAACATCATATCCGTCCATCAGTATTTCTTCAAAAGTAACCTCTGCTGAATAACCACTTGTTATTGATGGTGACGCCCAGTTTTGATAATATGTA